TAGAACATTTTACATTTTGGTTAGTAGCTAAATGGAATAACTTTTTAAAGAAACTTATGCTATGAGTGTACAAGATTTAAGGTTAGCGTTTTTTAATGCTATCTCTTTAGGGGTAAGTTTTACACAAGTTGAGAATAGTTTAAAGATTATTTTGCTATTGGCTTCTATTGTATATACTGTTCAGAAGATATACGAAACCCATAAAAAAAAGAATGAAGCTAACAAAGAACTTTAATTTACAAGAGTTTGAATGTAAGTGTGGATGTGATATGCCTCTGGAAGTTTATGAGAATGTGATCAAACTAGCTGGAGAGTTACAGAAGCTAAGAACTTACTTAGATAGACCTATAAAAATAAATAGTGCCTATAGATGTTTAGAGCATAATTCTAAAATAGGAGGATCTAAAAACTCTCAGCATCTACTGGGTAAAGCTAGTGATATAGTTGTAGAGAGCTTAAAACCAGCAGAGGTATTTATAATTATAGAGGACTTAATAGACTTTGGAGAGTTACTACAAGGAGGGTTAGGCAATTATAAGACTTTTACTCACTATGATATAAGAAAGACTAAAGCTAGATGGGATGCCAGGTAAGTATAAACAAAAGAATGGGACTACTAGAGTGGGAGATGCTCTTAGATGGTTAGTAAGGCAAGGTAAAGAAGTAGCTCCGGAGATACTAGATATAGCTGGTAATATCACTGGTATAGATGCTCTTAAGGATTTAGCCTCTAAGATAGAGGGAGATAAGCAATTATCTGAAACTGATAAACAACTTCTACTAGAAGAGCTTAGATATGATATGCTAGAAATGGAAGAGACTACTAAAAGGTGGGAAGCTGATATGTCTAGTGATAGCTGGTTAAGTAAAAATATAAGACCTCTAAGCCTCGCTTTTTTAACTCTTACACTATTTATATACATAATCCTAGATAGTGCCTTAGAAGGCTTTAAAATAGCTTCTGGATGGATAGATTTACTGTCTAGCTTACTGCTATTAGTCTATGGGGGTTATTTTGGTATGAGATCAGCAGAGAAAATTACTAAACACTGGAAGAGGTAAGTGGACCACATATGAGTACCCCTTACTCTAGAGTATGTTACTCTATAGTATATACTCTATAGTAAATATATATATATAATTATACTCTAGAGTATCTAAGCTAGAGTATCTACTCTAGAGTAATATACTCTATAGTAATAGAAAAAATACACAAATTTTTTTAATATCCTAATTTATTATTAATTATTTTTAATATAGCTTTGTACTATGGCTAGAAAGGTATCCAGAAAGAATTTAATAAAGAAGCTAGATACAGTATTTAGTGAGTATATTAGGAGAAAGTATGCTGATAAAAATGGTATAGTAAAGTGCTATACTTGTAACAAAAGAGCTTACTGGAAAGGAGAGGGTATACAGAATGGTCACTTTATCAGTAGATCCTCCAGGATTCTTAGATGGGATGAGGATAACTGTAGACCTCAGTGTTACGGATGTAACTGTATGAGATATGGTCAGCAGTATGTTTTTGCTCAGAATTTAAATAAAGAGTTTGGGTATGATAAAGCAGATGAATTACTACAAAAGTCTAGGCAAACAATAAAACAAGCTGATTTTGAATTAATAGAGCTAATAAAGTACTATGAAGATTTGGTTAGTAAGTTATTATAGTGTACTTTTGCTTACACTTAGTTTTTAAGTTTGTTATCATTGTAAAGAGAGAGTGTCCTTATGGATGCTCTTTTTTTTGTTTATTATTTTGTTTATTAAATTTTTTTATTTAGTTTAGCAAAGAATTTTAAAAATGATAACAATGAATTTACTACAAAGACTCAAGCCAGAGTATCTAAAAAGGCTAAACCAAAAAACAGAAGAGCATCAAGATTTGGTGTTAAAAACTCTAGAGACTTTAGAGAATGAGTGCTATGTCTCTCAGCTAAGGTATTGTGTGATCTTAGATTTACAATACTTACTATCTACTCCTACTCTTAACGCTTTTACATTTTTTAGAGATGACCTATAGTGAAGATGTATTGAGAGTATCCTCTCCTCAGTTAGTGGACTTTCTGAATGCTAGAATAGATGCTCTAGAAAAAAGAGTAGAATATCTAGAAGCTACTTTAGAAGTAGAAAAACAAGTAAACCAATATAATAACTATAATAACTAAATTTTAATCAAATGAAAAATGGTAGAATTAAGTACATTGATACAAATGGTCAATGGAATGGTATGAACAAGTACCTAGTAACTTTTGCAGATGGAGAGGCTTATACTTTCTTTGCAAAGGGAGATTTTAAAGCATCTATAGGAGATGAGATTAAGTACACTGTATCTAATGAGCAAATGAAAAATGCTAAGATGGTTAGAGATGACTACTCTAATAAAGGCTATGCTAATAATAAAAGCTCATCTAAAGATGATGTACAGACCTCAATTATTAAACAGACTTGTATAAAGGCTTCTGCAGAGCTTCATAGCTCAAGAGGTACAAGTGATGTGCAAAGTGTAATAGAAGATGCTGAGATAATGTTTAACTGGATAACTCAATAATTATGGAAGATAATAAAGAATTTTTAAATTTTGTATTCCCTAGACCATCTAAGTATGACTGGGTAGTAGCTAATATATCTTTTAATGTAGAAGAGATGATAGACTGGCTACAAAAGAATAAACAGAAAGCTAGTGAGAATAAGGGTTATATAGATTTTGATGTACTTAAGTACTCTAAAGATCCTAATAAATACTATGCTAGAAGATACAACAAAGAGGTTGTAAAACAAGTTACTGCTAAAGAGCATATGCCAGATAGAGAGGCAGTAGCTAAAGATGAGGATTTGCCCTTTTAATTTAATTTTTGTTAATTTGGCTACTCTTAATCGGGTAGCCTTTTTTTTGTAACTATGATAATAAACTATAACGAACAATTAGAGAAACTAAGACAAATTAGAAATGGAAGTATAAAGGAGGGACTTAAGCTAGATATTTTAGATATAGATGAGCATCTAAGATTTAAGCCTAATAACTTTAATGTGATACTAGGTCAAGCTAATGTAGGTAAGACCTCAGCAGTATTATTTTTGATGCTTTGCTACTCACTTAAGCATAATAAAAAATGGCTAATATTTTCTAGTGAGAATGAGCCTCACAGTATCATAAGAAAGCTAGTAGAGTATTTATCATTAAAGCCTATAAATTTAATAGATGAGGAAGATTTTATTAAATATACTGATTTTATATATCAATACTTTAAGATTATATCTAGTGAGAAACTATATACCTATAGAGATTTAATTAATCTAGGGATAGAGTATAAAGAGGCTTGGAATTATGATGGTTTTATGATAGATCCTTATAATTCACTAGCTAAAGACACTGAGCTTATGAAGAGCTTAGGGGGACACGAATATGACTACCAAGCTACTACAGAATTTAGGATATTTTGTAAACAGTATAATGTAGCTTTATGGCTTAATGTACATACTAACACTGGAGCTATTAGAATGCTACATAGAATAGACCATCCTTATGCTGGTTATCCTTTACCTCCTCAAGCTGGAGATGTAGAGGGTGGTGCTAAGTTTGTTAATAGAGCTGATGATTTCTGGGTAGTACATAGGTATGTCCAGCATCCTACAGACTATATGATAACTCACTTACATATAAGAAAGGTAAAAGAAGTAGAGACTGGTGGTAGACCTACTCCTATGGATGAGCCTATACAATTAAGAGCTATTAAAAATAATGTAGGATATGAGATTAATGGTCAGCCTATAGTTAGAATGATAGCTGAGGATGTTAAAGCTCAGCAATTCTTAAAAAAAGTTTAAAAAAAAAATTGTAGCTTTAAGAAAAAATTAAGTTATGATTTTATATATACTAACCAGCCTCATTTTACTAGTTATTTTACTAATAGCTTATACAGATAAGTATAGTCCAGTTATTCAATTTAATTTAGTTACTGGTCTAGGTGTTTTATTCCTTTATGATGAAGAGTATAAGGAAGAGGGTAAGCAAGTTATTTATCAGCTTATGTTAGGCTTTATATTAATTACCTTATCCTATATTAGAGATGTTGAGTAAACTCTATAAATATCAGAGGCTCTGGATCGGTTATGTTATGAATTTAGGGTGCAATATAGATACTGCTAAGGATATAGTCCAGGAGTTTTATATAAAGATGGTAGATAAGGATTATTCTTATGATGAGGATAGTCCTAATTTTTATGGGTGCTATGTGATACTAAGGAATATGGTATTTGATCTAAAAAGGAAAGAGAAGAATGTAGAGCTTTTAGATTTAGATTACTTACCAGAGTCAGAATATGAGGAGTATGTAGAGGATAATTATGATGATAAGATAGAGGCTATTCATAAATGGCTAGAGTCAAATTATATAGATTATAAGGTAGATGATATTAATTATGATATAGATGTATTAAAAAAGGTTTACTATAAGACTATATATGAGGAGGTGTTTGAGAATGGCAAAAAGATAACACAATTAAGTAAAGAGACTGGTATAAGTTATTACTCTCTTTATAACACTATTAAACATATTAAAAAACAAATAAAAGAGCAGTGAAAGTATTAGAGTTATTTGCTGGAAGTAGAAGTATAGGTAAGGCTAGTGAGATTTTAGGCTATGAAGTTTTTAGTAGTGATATAACAGACTTTGGAGGCATAGACTATGTAGTAGATATACTAGAGTTTGATGTTAGCAAAGTACCCTTTAAGCCAGATATTATATGGGCGTCTCCTCCTTGTACATATTTTAGCGTAGCTAGTATAGGTAAGCACTGGAATAAAGACCATACACCTAAGTCAAAGAATGCTTTAAAAGGTGTGGCTTTTGTAGAAAAAACTATAGAGATAATAAGAGAGTTAAGTCCTCAGTATTGGTATATAGAGAATCCTAGAGGTAAGTTAAGAAAATTAGATGTAGTAAAAGGATTACCTCGTACAACAGTTTGGTATTGTAAATATGGAGATACTAGAGCCAAGCCTACTGATATCTGGACTAATAATGTTAGATCACTGCTTAATCCTAATGGATGGAGTCCTAGACCAGAGTGTAAGAATGGTAATAAAAACTGCCATCACGAGTCAGCTCCTAGAGGTAGTCAGACTGGTACACAAGGTTTGAAAGGCAATTATAATAGAAGTAAAATACCACAAGAGTTATGTTTAGAAATATTAAATAGTAGCAAATGAAAATAGGGACAATATTAGAGAAGATATTTAAAGCTACTGGTATCCAGTGGGTAGTTAAAAAAATATGGGGAGAGGACTGTGGATGTGAAGAGAGGAGAGATAAATTAGATAATTTTTTTGATAGAAAATGAATTTAGAGCAGTATAATAATTGGCAGAAGTTTAGAGAGTCTACTTCTACTAGCATCTCTCCTAAAGAGGTTAAAATGATAGCTGAGTACTATGCAGATGTATTTAATAGAAAATACTGGAAGCCTTGCACTTGTAATAAGAAAAAATACCAGCAATGGATAAAAGAGCTTAACGATCACTTCTTAAGCATAGAAAAACCTACAGAATGAATATAGTAGAAAAATATGAGAAAGCTACTGTAAATCTACTTAATCTAGATGGATGGGATTTAGAATGGTGTGGAGATGAGAATACTTTTTATGATGCTAGAGGATATACTCCTAAAGGATTTAAGTGTATTGTCGAAATGAAATTTAGAAATAAGTATTATGAGAGTAAGCTCCTAGAGAAAGCTAAGTATGATAATCTTATGAGCTTAGGAGAGGATACTGTAAAAATATACTTCGTTAATGATCCTAAGGGTAATTATATGTACTGGCTTAATAATCTAGAGATGCCTAAAATAGATGATAAGGACTGTCCTAAGACTACTATGTGGGATAATACTAAAGTATCTAAAGAGGTTTATTTACTTAAAGAGTCAGATGCCTCTATAATTAATAGATACGAGAAGGAAGAGCCTAGAGTCTGGGATGAGTATTTTAGGAATAAAAAAAAATAATTGTTAATTAATTTGGAAAGTTATAAACAATTTTGTAGTATTGCCTAGAATTTAATTAATGATAACAAAATGAATGTCCTAGATAAGCAACTGTATGAAGCTAATTTTACTGTAATAGCTGAGCAGTTTATTAAATGGAAAGAGGCTAAGCCAGAGAATAAAACTTTAGATACTCTAGCTCAATGTCTTTATGAGATGTACTCTTATACTAATGCTCTACAAATTAGAGAGATGGTTTTAGAGAAGCAGATCAAAAAATTAAGAGATGATAATTTTAACTTAAAAACAAATGCAAACAGAAGTAAAACTTTATGACATTTTACTATGGGTAGAGTATGACTTTACCGATGGGGAGGATCAGTCCTATGATTATGTAGGAAGTCCTCCGACAGTAGACCTTTATGCTATTTATGTGGGAGGGGTAGATATTTATGATATTTTTAGCTCAGACCAATTAGAGCATATAGAGAGTGAAATAATAAAACAACACCTAGAACAATGAAACACAAAGTATTAAAAACTGGATTACACTGTATTACAAATAGTAACGGGAGAGTATATGTCTTTACTGAGGATGAGTATCAGAATATAAGCTGGTGGAACTTAGAGCACCTAAGCTGGTGGAATTTTGTAAGAATGAGATATGAGATTTAGACTACCTAAAGCAATAAGAGACTTTATTAGAGATAAAGAAAAACTATTCCCAGACAACTGGAGAGAAGTATCAGAATGTTGTGGAGCTCCTAGATGGAGAGAAACTGACATTTGTGATGACTGTAAAGAACATAGTGAATTTATAGAAGTTAATTACTAATGATAGTAGTAGGATTATTAATTGCTTTAGGACTATTTTTTATAGTGGTAGAGCTTAAACGATTAGAAAAATGAAATTTAATTTAAAGATTGATTATTTAGGAAAGAAAGAGACTAAAGGGGATGCAGAGAAAGATATGTATCACTTAACGTTTAAGACTTACAATGCTGAGATAAGTGGCAAGTTTGAGAAGAGTGAGATAAGACACTTAATAGAAATGCTAGATAATGCAATAATATAAACAAATGAAAAAACTACAAACACAAAAAAGTGTATTATATATCACTTTTAATAATATTTAA